AGGCGCGGCCGTCGACGTCGAAGCTGGAATGGCTGTAGCCGGTCATGATGCCGAGGCGGAGATTTTCGGCAACCTGCCCATCGATACCTGTGAAGAAGCCGCCGGTGGAGCGGTCGAGCCCGGCGGCGTTGCCGTCGCCGTCGGTCGAGCCCCAGGAGCCGAAGACCGAGCCCCAAGCGGCGAGGCGACCGGTATCGGCCGGTGCCAGCGCGTGATTGAAGGCTGCCGTTGCAGTACCATCCGTTCCCGTCTCGCCATAGGCCAGCACCGGCGAAGCCGCTGCGCCAACACCGGCGAAGGCGGCCCGGATGCGCGCGTTCACCGCATCGCGCAGGAAGCGGCTGTCCTCCATCAGCGCTGTTTTGGCAGAGGCGTGGATCTCGCCCGAGAGACCGTCGAAGGCGCTTTCGGCTTGCGTGGTGCTCAACGAGACGACGGCATTCCAGATCGGATTGCCGGCGCCGAACAGATCGACGGTGCCGCCGACGCTGCGCTGGTTTGGCGTTTGGCCGGCAGATGCAAAGGTGACATCGTTGCGGACAAGCTTGAGATAGACGCTGGTGGGGTCGTAGGCCAGTTTCGGATCGAGGAACGCGAAACTGGAGGTGACTGTGCCGAAAGTGCCTGTCACGCCGGCGTCGGCTTTCAGGATCGTGTAGCTGGCGTTCGGCTCGTAGGTGCCGGCCTGGCCGACATGCACGACCTGGCCGCCATTGAGGAAAGCCTTTCCGGTCGCGTGGATCTGGTCGCTGCCGGTGCCGCCTGGTTCGACTTCCACTTCGTATGTCGAGTCCGATCCCAGGGTGATGTCGCCGGCCACGGTCAGCGTGCCGATTGAATTGCCCGGCGCAACGGTGCCGGCGACAGTCGTCGTGCCCACGGTCCCCGACCCCATCAGCCTGCCGCCCGACTGGACGTCGAGCGTGCCGCCGAGCGTGCCGTTGACGGAGAGCGCCCCGGCCTCGACCGTCGTGCTGCCGGAAAAGGCCGAGGACGGTCCGCTGAGCAGCAGGCGACCGTCGCCCTTTTTCATGATACCGCCGCCGCCCGTTATGGTTCCCGCGAAGAGTGCGTCGGCCGCCTGGTCGAATACAACGGCCGCGTCGTTGTTGAGGTTGCCGCGGATGGAATCCACATTGCCCACCAGCGTGCCGGCCTGCACCACCGTGCCGCCGATGTAGTTGTTGGTGCCCGACAGAACCACGGTGCCGGTACCGGATTTGACGAGCATTCCTGCCCCGGCCAGGTGGCCGCTGACGGTTCCGGCCTGCATGTCGAACAGCGCTGCCGCAGTCGCCGTGCCGGAAACCAGGCCGCCGGTGAGCTGATAGGTGCCCGCATCCGCCGTTCCGGCCATCGTGCCGCCGGACTGCTCTACTTTCGTGGCCGCGACCGTGCCTTGGGTCAGCCCGCCGGACTGGCTGTAGGTCCCTGCGGTCGCGCTGCCGTTCATCGTGCCGCCGGTGAAAACAAACTGCGTCGCGATCACCGTGCCGCTGGTGAGCCCGCCGGACTGTTGATAGGCGTCGGCGTGCACGGTTCCCGCCATCGTGCCTTCCACAAGGGCATAGAGCGGCGCGTTGCCGATCCCGCTAAGGCCTGCCACGGTGCCCGCCATGGTGGTGTTGGCGCCGTTCTGCGTCACCCTGCCACCGGGGATGACATTGTCGATATTGATGAAGCCGGCGGCGAACACTGCACCGTTGTCGGTCAGGTCGAACACGCTCGTATCGGCGCTGCCGGACAGTGTGCCGCCTGTGAGCTGATACTGCGTCGTCGCCACGGCGCCGGAAGTCAGCCCGCCGTCCTGTTCGTACTGGCTACTGGCAATGACGCTGCCGGACATCGTGCCGCCGGTCAGCGCGTAGTCGATACTGTAGGCGGTCGCCGCCATCGTGCCGCCCGACTGGGCAAAAGTTGAGACGTCACGAAGCGTGCCGCCGCGGATTTCTCCGTTGCCGGAAAGGTCGACAGCGAACTGGCTGACATCGAAGCCGCCGAGATCGGCGACGCCGCTGGACGTGACCTGCAAGGAATTGGCGGGATTGCCGAATGCCGAGGCGTTGCCCGCTTGCAACGTGCCGTTCGAAACCAGCGTCTGTCCGATATAGGTGTTGGCCCCGTTCAGCACCAGCGTGGCGCCGCCTTCCTTGGTCAGCGTGCCGTTGCCGGAAACGACGCCGTCGATGATCAAGTCGGCATCCGTCAGGAACGTGCCGGCACCATTCAATGTGACATTGCGCGTGGACGTGAAGGAAGCCGTGTTTTCCAGCGCGCCGCCGTTGAAGGTGAGGGCGCCGGCGCTTGCCCCGAGATTGGCCTCGGAGGACACCGACAATATGCCCTGCTTCAGCGTCCATGGCGTCACCGCCGTGGTCGTGTTCGTCAGCGTCCAGGTGCCGGAGCCGGTCTTCTCGTAGCTGGTGAAACCTCGATATTGCTGCGCGGTGCCGACTTTCGAGATGTCGAAACTGCCGTCGGCCGCCCCGCCGAGCGTCAATACGTTGCCGGTGCCCGTCGTTGCATCGACATTGCCGATGATCGTCGAGCCGGCCTGCAATTCCAGCCGGTTGATGCCGCCGGTGAAGGTGATGGCGTTTGCCCGCGCTGGCCCGTTACCGTTCAATCCGCCGGAAATCGTACCGGAATTGACGATGGTGAGGTTCGATCCGGTGATGCCGACGCCGCCGGCACCGCCGGCACCAGCCGTGGTGCCAGGAATGCCGGGATTGAAAGCCCCCCCGCCGCCGATACCGCCGTCGCCGCCGGAACCGCCGGAACCGCCCAAACCGTCCTCCCCCCCTCCGATAATCGGATCTCCAGGACTTCCGGTAGTGCCAAGCGTGCCGGCAACACCTGAGCCCGTACCGCCCGCGCCGCCATCGCCACCATCCCCGCCCGGGCCACCGGGGCCAACGGTGCCCGAGATGCTAGGGCTACCGGACCCGCCGTTGCCACCGTCACCGCCTTCCCCCCCGGCACCGCCACTGCCATTGACGGCATAGCCTCCCACGCCGCCCGGGCCGCCCAGGCCACCAACCCCGCCCGCGCCGCCTGGGCCCGTGTCGCCAGGGCCGCCCGTACCGCCCGAGCCACCGATACCGCCCATGCCGCCCGATCCACCGTCGCCAGCGACGCTTCCCCCTGTACCGCCTGCGCCCCCTGCGCCGCCGATGCCACCCGCACCGCCTGGTCCGGCGGCAGTGCCTGGAAGTTCGCCCATGCCCAAGCCGCCAATGCCGCCACTGTCGCCATTGCCGCCGGCGCCACCAAAGCCAATCGTGCCGGCGTTGCCGCCAGCCCCGCCAACCCCGCCAGCTCCACCGGTGCCTCCGAGGGGGCCACCACTGGTGCCAGCTCCGCCATTGCCGCCGGAACCGCCATTGCCGCCGCCGGTATTCTGGAGGCCCGCGGAGGCGCTGCCACCAGCCCCTCCGTCGCCGCCGGCAATCGTGCCGGTGTTGATCACTGTCCCGTTGCTGCCGCTCACCGCGTTCCCGCCGGCGCCACCCGTGCCCGCCGTTCCGGAAGCTCCCCCGGCGCCCAGATCGCCGCCGTCGCCACCACGACCGCCCGCGCCGCCCGAGACACCGGCGCCACCGGAGGCGCCATTGCCGCCCGCGCCGCCGTTGCCCGCCGCACCGCCGGTGCCGCCACTGGCATCGCCGCCCGAGCCACCCAGGCCGCCGACGATCGCCCCGGCATTCTGCAGGGTGAAGCCGCTGCCGGTGACCGCCGCGCCGCCGACACCGCCGGTGCCGGCCAGACCGCCGGCTCCTCCCGTCCCGCCGTCGCCGCCATCGCCGCCGGCACCACCATCGCCGCCAGAGCCGGCTGCGGCGTTCGGACCAGCTAGACCGTTGAGGCCGTTGCCACCGGCACCGCCATTGGCGCTGCCGCCGGCTCCGCCGGTGCCGCCGATCGCAGCCGTACCCGCGTCGATGGTCAAATTAGCGCCCGGCGCGGCGGCGCTACCACCCGTTCCGCCCACGCCGCCGTTGGACGCGGCGCCTCCCGATGTGCCGTTGCCGGTTCCGTCCGTCACTCCCGCAACGCCGTCGCCGGCGGCGCCGGTCGACCCTGCGACGCCCTGGGTACAGGTCGTGTAATTCACGTCGTTGATCGTGCAACCCGCGCCCCAGGCAGGCAGTGCGTATGACCCCGCCGTGAGCGCCGTCGAGCACAGCAGGACAAACGCCGCCCGGTCATGCTTGTGGAATGAATGCTTCACCATGCTCCCCCGGCGCGCCCAAGATCGCGCCGTCCCCTCAGCAAAAATCCGTCAGACCTTCAGTCGGGTCAAATTCCTCCAGGACTGTCAAATCTATCGGTTTGCGATCTTTCGGCTACACGTTACTTCCATGATTTCGCTGTCTTCAAGGAAAAACGGTCCGCATCCCCGACATAACCTCGAATTCTCAGGGGTCGCCGGCGGCCGAAAGCGTCCACCGGCAGGGGAGGCCGTTCGGTCCGGTCGGGAAGCAAGGCAATAGTCGGGTCGGGGAAAATGGTGCGGATGAGAGGACTCGAACCTCCACGCCTTTCGGCACTGGAACCTAAATCTTCTCCGCTACCGGAGGCAGTGTGGGTGGTGCGGGTAGAGGGACTCGAACCCCCAAGCTTTTTCAAGCACTTGGACCTAAACCAAGCGTGTCTACCAATTCCACCATACCCGCCGGAATTGTCACTTTGTCACCGTTTGTCACGGCGATTGTCACAAGTCAACGAGAGGTGTCCGAGACCACTTCCAGCTTCGGTTTGGCCGGCTCGATCATGCCGCCGAGGATGTCGGCGCAGGCGTCCAGATCGCCGGTCCCGAGCTTCGCATAGATCAGCGTCGTCTCAATCCGCTTGTGGCCGAGCCACGTCTGGACGCGCTTCAGGTCCACCCCGGCCTGCACCATCCACGACGCACAAGTGTGCCTCAAGGTGTGGATGACGACGTCGTCATAGCCGAGCTGCTTCTGCATCCGATCCCACGTATCGCGGAGCCGGCTGCACTTCGACGACGTGTCACTCTTGAAGTGGGCGAAGGGTCCCTTGCTGTCAGGGAAGGCGGCCTTCATGGCGATGACAGCGTCCTTGGCCGGCTGCGACAGTGGCAGGGTGCGCGCCTTCGACTTCTTGTCGCCGCCCCAGAACAGCACCGTGTTGAACCCCGGCCCGAAGGCGTTCCAGCGGAGGTCGAGGATCGCCCCCAGGCGCGCGCCTGTATGGAGGGCGAAGACCGTGAAGGCATGGATGTCGTCCTGGTGCCACGCGCGCCACAGGGCCAGTATCTTCTGGGCCTCCTCCTTGGTCAGGAAGCGGATGCGTTCGTTCGTCTCGCCCGACATCGGTATCTTGGGCTTGCGGGGGATGACGCCCTTCTCGAACGCGAAGGCGAGCATCTTCGAGATCGCGGCCAGCTTCCGGTCGGCCGTCGCGTAGGTGCGGCCGCTGTCGACCACAGCTCTCGCGAGGCGGCGCAGCTCGTCGGTGTCGATGTCCTTCACCAGCGTGTTGCGGCCGAAGAACTCGACGCACTCACGGCCCGAGGCGATGGCCGTCTCGGGGGCCTTGATCTTGGGATTGTTCTCCCAATGGTTCCGCTTGGTGTAGTCGAAGAGGGCCCCGAGGGTGTCCAGAGCACCACCCGTCTCGGTGCGGCCGTTCTTGGGGGCAGGGGGCTCCGATCCCCGGACCAAGGCTGCGCGGGTTTCAAGCTCCCACGCCTTCGCCTCGGCCTCGGTGTCGAACGTCTCGCGATAGCGATGGCCGGCGATCATGAAGTCGGCCATGAAGGTGGTGCCGCGCTGTCTTACAGCCATTGTCAGCTCCCGAGCAATTGAATGAGGCTATTGTAGACCCTGATGCCGCGCGGCGTGGGCTTCACCCGCTTGTAGCGGCGATCCACCGGGTCCTCGTAGACCTCGATAAGGCCGTGTCCGGGGACCATTTCAACGACCGCTTCGCCGGTCTTGGGGTCCTTCTTGGAGACCCGCTTGGTCTCCGAGAGGCCGTCGAGGTTACGCGATATAGGGCCGCCCACACCGAGACCGGTGCGCTTGGCGTATTCTTGGATCGTCAGGTCAGGCATCGCAACGACGTTGAGGAACAAGCTGATCTGCTGGACCTGCATGTTGGCGTCCAGCTTTCGGAACTCTTCTATGAAGCCGATGAACTTGCGGGCGGTCTTGTTCTCGACGCCCTTCGTGGAACCTACCATTTGAACTCTCCCCTCACGGTATAAGATACGCTACCGCTGTTACTCCATACTCGCAGTATCTGCAATGAGGGAGACGTTGGAGCGTCTCTCCTCACCGCATCGTGTCGTCTCCTAGTTGATACGCTCGGCCAGCAGCCACTTGGGATAGGCGTTGATCTCCCCGATGCCGATCTCCTGAAGAGCCTCGGGGGCTCGGACCTTGTGGACGGGGATGTCCCGCCGATGGGCCTGATGGGTCAGCCAGTGGCCGTCCCTTAGGGTCCCGGTGATCGGGTCGTCCATCATCTCGAACGCGCTGGGCATGTTCTTGGAGAAGTAGCCCAGCACCGTGTCGTACCCCTTGGGCACGTCAGGGCTGGCGTAGGGGTTGCTCGGTACATCCGCGCTGACCCCCGGCGCGGCGGCATGATTGCCTTCCAAAATGTTGGCAATACGGGTGAGTGCGCCGAGGATTGCCTCAGCCTGCTGGTCGTTCATTCCTATGTTTCCCTGAAGTTGCCCGCTGTCCCACTTCGGGACGGGTCGGGGCGGTCGGTTACAGCCTGTTAAGATATGTGTCCAGCACTTAAGTGCCCATTTTGGACACTACGGCAGCGGTGGACACGACGAGTGCTTCGAGGCTGGCGAGGAAGCGGCCGATCTCGGCGGCGTCCATGCTCGTCGGCAGCGGCACAGACCGCCTCCCGATCCTCGTTGCTGCCATCCGGTTTAGGCCCTCCAAAGCCTTGATGTGCCGGTTGACGGTGGACCTGGGCAGCCCGGTCATGGTGGCAATCGCGGAGACGTCCAGCGGACGCTTCTGATACCACCCCAGCCGAACCGCCAGTGCCACCAAAGTCACCTCTGGAGCCACGCTCAGGCCATCCAGAAGCCGCCATGCTCTGATCACCATCTGGCTCAGGGCGATGACGCGATCTCTCTCCTTGTCGATTGCAGTTGACATGCTCCCTCCTGGCCGCCCCCGGCGCTCTGCCGAAGGCGGTCTGTTGGTTGAACTTGTGGTTGCTCCCCGAGGGGCCCTTATGCCACCTGAAGGTGGTACCGGGCGTAGCGCTGGCCGGTGTTGTCCACCTTCATCTCCGTCACGATCTTGTGACCGAGGTGCTTCAGGTCGAGGATGCGGCGGGCCAGCGAGCGGCACCGAAGGACGGCTTGGGCTTCCACCTGGGTGACCGCGCCCTTACGACGCAGGAGGTCCAGAACGGCCGCCGTCATGGGTGCCGAGGGTTCGCGGACGGGTGCCTTGACGAGGGTGCAGTAGTCCAGGTCGACATACCAGCCGGTCAGGTTGAGGCCTTTCGGGCAGACCTTCAGGGCGAGGTCTCGCTCTTCCCCGTGGGGTGGCCAGCCGTCCCCATCGAGCCGAACCATCATGTGGCCGTTGATGGCTTCCCCGGCGTAGATGCCTTCGTGTTCGGCGTGGTCCTTGATGGTGTCTCCGATGTTGAACTTGGTCTTGCTCATGGGGTTCTCCTTAGGGATTTGCTGGAAGTTGGGGCCCGGCATCACCATCGTTCGGCGTGTCGGGAAGCTCGGGTAGCGCATCAGTTGATGGCGAAGCGGGAGCCGGCGACCTCCCAATACTGGCCGCAGCGGGACCGGCGCTTGGTCAGCCGGGTGCCGAAGATCGAGGGCCGGTAGCGGTCGCAGTAGTCGCGCATGAACTTGCGGGCCTTGTCCTCGGTGAGGAAGAGTTCGTTGACGGTGTGCATGGGAAGATAATCCTATGGATCGGGCAGCCGTGGACAACCTTGCGAGGGTGACGCAAGGTCCGCTGCGGGTTTGAGGTGGATTTGGGTTGAGGGTTATCCCCGCTGGAGCAGCCAGTAGCTGCCGAGGCAGACGAGGGACCAAAAGGCGATCCACCCGAGGAAGAAGGTCTGGACGGTCACTGCCTGTCCTCCAGATAGTCGGCCCATGCTCGAAGGGCCTTGATGACGTCGGCCGTGGGCCGGTCGGTCAGCATGAGTTCGATGGAGGCTTGCAGGGCGTTGTCGCTGTTGACCCTGTGCATCGCCTCGGTGGCGGCCTTGGCGGCAGCTTCGAGGGTGACGTGCATCAGCCTCCAGCCCCCGCTGTTCCACCGCCACGCTGGCGCTTGATGAATGCCTGGGCGGCGCGGCGAAGCTCGTCCCGCCGATCCATCCACTCGCGGTAGGCGTGGAGGCGGACGACACGAACGTCCAGGCGGGGCTTCTGCCGGTCATGGTCGATGATGACCTTGAAGAGTTCCGGGAGGCGGACCATCAGACCCTCCATGCGTTCGGGAGTTCGATCTTGTCCCGGACCTCGACCTTGCCCCTCCAGCCGGCGAGGACGCGCGCCACGGTGATCGCAGCCTTGCGCTTGAGGTGGAACCCGAGGGTGACGCGGCTGCCGTCAGGGTGTTCCCTGAAGAGGTGCCACTGGTTGCCGCGCTCGGTCGGCGCGATCTTCTGGATGACGAGCTTGAGGGTCATCGGTGATCTCCGAGAGGATGGAGGCAGGGACCACCGTCCCCGCCCCCTGTTGGTGGACTTACTTGGCCTCGTGGCCCGACGTTGCGGAGTGACCGCTGGTGCCGCCCGAGGCATTGCTGCCGTGGTCAGCGCCGGCCGCCGAGGTGCCCGACTGGTTGCCCTTGCGGGTGTCCGGGGTGCGGGCCGGCTTGGCCGGGGCGACCTTGTTCTGGACGTGGTCCTTGACCTTGGCCTTCGGGGTCGACGTCGAGGGTGCCTTGACGGTGTCCTGCTGGGTGACCGAGGGGACCGTGACGATGGTCTTGCCGTGGTCCTTGGATGCCGCCGAGGCAGCGCCGATGAGGGCGACGGAGGCGATCAGAGCGAGGGTGAGCTTCTTCATTGGTAGTCCTTTCGGGGCAGCACAATGGGTGACAAGACGTGGCCCCCGCGCTGCCTGTACGGGGCGTCCTGTTCTTCAAATCGGGTTGTCGGTGGGCGGCCTTACGGGTAGCCGCGATCTCGGCGGCGCTGGGCCTCGTCGAGGAGGAACTTGGGTATCCAGTCGGGGACGTCGATCAGGGGCGACACCTGGGCTCGGGCGTTGACCTCGGGAGGCAGGATCGCCGGACCAGTCAGCACCGTATTGGCCTGCATCGCCTCGACCTCGCCGGCCCCGCACAGGGCGTTCAGCAGGCCGGCAAGCTCCTCTCTGCTCTCAATACGGAGTGCAACTATCGCGGCCGGCTTCAGCCCCTCGGCCTTCCGATAGGCGTCCGCGTCGTTCTTCATGGTGAACCAGCGCCGCTTGACGTTGTAGACAATCATGACCCCAGCCCCGCCGCGCGGAAGACACCAAGCTTCCAAGCTAGCCGGGGTTTCTCAAGCTCCGAGAAGCGCGCAGCAAGGATGCCAGATTGCATATAGTCGCCGCGCTCGTAGGCCGCCTGGGCCATGCTGAACACCTCGTCGTTCGCCTTGCGCCACCGGTCATCGTAGTCGACCTGAGCGGGTGTGGCGATTTCATCGAAGGTCTTGCTAGGGCGTTCGTGCGGGCTCATTTGCTTGCCTCGTTCAGTTCGCGGACGGTGGCCTCAATGTCGGCCTGAAGGTCCGTCGTGGTGATGATTTTGAGGTGCCGCGCCTCCCAGCCGCTGTCGCGGTAGATGTCGCGCTCCTCCTTGACGGTGGCGAGGTCGTAGTCCCCGAACTCGATGGCCCACTGGCACCCCGGCGATCCGTCGTAGGCCAGCAGCGTGTAGTAGGGGCGCGGCTTCTTGGGCTTGCGCATGGTCAGAACTCCAGATGGAGGCAGCCAGCGTCGACTTCGCTGACCTTGGTTGCGTGATCGCGGTCGAAGACCAATTGCTGAAGGCCGATTGCGACGTGCTCGTCGGGCACCTCGTAGGTCACCAGAAGGCCACCCCTCTTGCCCATTGCGGTGCATCCGGCAGGGCTGAAGAACCATTCCCGGAGCTGGCCGAGGGACTTGGCACCGAACCGCCACTCGGCGCGCGGGCGATCCCTGAGGGCGTTCTTTATGGCCGGATAGCCTTGAAGGCTCTCGCCCGTGGCGCTCGGCCCGTCATAACTGGATCGGTAGAGGTCACCCGGAACTTGCTGGTCATGGGCGACGGCCAGTCCGGCCCCGAAGGCCCCACAGCCGGTCGAGGTTTCAATGCGATAGACCAGCATCAGACCGGCCCCCACACGCTGTCGAGAAAGCGGTCCCATGCCTCGACGGCCCAGCCGCCCCGATTGGCCGGGAAATGGTTACCCGTCTCGGTCGACACGAAGGTGCCCCGCTCGGTCGGATGAGGCGTCACGACATGGTAGGTGTCGAACTGTCCCGGCCCGATCTGCTGCCACCGCACCGCCCGTTCGGCGTTGGCCTTGGTGTAGGGATCGAGGTGGACCGGCGAGCAGTCCTTGTAGCCGTAGACGGCCAGACAGAAGAATTTCTTGGTCATGAGAGCCTCGTGAAGAAAGGGACGCACCGACCGGCGCTGGAGGTTCACCAGCCGGTGCGCTTCAGGGAACTTGTGTTGGCGTATTGGCTACGCTTGCGGAGACATCAGCCGACGACAAAGCCAGTGGTGTCGTGCTTGGCCGGCCCCTTTGCGTAGAGCCCGACGATGACGCCGCGCGGATCGGTGAAGCGCATATCGGTCTCGTCACCGTCGATGACGCAGCGGCCAAGCGTGGTTCGGCCGTCGCCGTCCAGCATCTCGGCGCAATCGACAATCTCGTCCCGGTGCGCTTTGGATCGGTAGACCACGGCGACATTAACGCCCGTATCCACCGCCGTCTGACAGACCGCCGCCGCATAGGCCGGATTTGCCTCGCTATAGGACAGCGTCAGGGCGTAGTTGGCCGGAAGCGGGCGATAAGCGCGCTTGTAGACCTTGGTGTAGTCGTAGAATTGCACCTCAGGGAACGCCTCGAAGATGCTGGCATATCGCCAAGAGGTGTTACCATATGGAACTAGCTTGTGGGTGCGGTAGCACGGATGTGCCACTTCCCATTGAATGTCGCTGGTGCCGTTCAACCGCACGGCAGGCTTGACGCCACGGCGGTCGCAGTACTTCACAAACGCCTCGATATCCTTGACCAGCTCAGCCATGAACGCCGCGCGGTCCCTGAAGTAGCGTTGCGTCTTCGCTATGCGCGCCTTCTCAATCGAGGTGAAGATGGCCGCACGGCCAGCCTTGGACAGGCAGGCAGCCTCACAACCGGCCATCTTTGCCATTGGGCAGACGTTGCCCATAAGGGCTTGTGAAGCTGGCGCAAGGTACATGATGGCGGTTTCGTAGACGCCGCCCTTGTCGCCCTTGACGGTCTTAGCGTTGCCGCCTGACCGGATGAGAGTGCCACGGTACATGGTGATTATCCTTTCGAGTTGCCCTTATCGATACGTCACCGGATTATCTCCCTTGGCGTATTGGTAAGGGCAAAAGAAATGGCAGGAGCCGAAGCCCCCGCCGATCCCTTGAATTGGTGTCAATGGTGTCGCTTCACCTAGACCGGTTGCCCGGTTATACGCCGTCGACGCGGCGGCCTAGCCATCAGGTCATCTAGACATGGACCATGAAATTGATTTGGAAATTTGCCTTGTTTGGTCGCGTTGGACTGGCGCTTGCCCGAAGATTTCGGCACCCCTTCCGCGTTCGCCGTTGCCCGTTTCCATCCGGTATCTGGCTAGGGTCTCTCCCCTTAGGTCATCGGTTGAGCCATCCCGGCCGCCCCTTTGGGTCATCCTCAACACCACCGCCTTTGAGAAGCTTGCAAGGCCGCCGTGGTCTAGGGCTTCCACCATCCCCTAGTCGCTTGCTCCCGTTCCCGCTGCGGCCAGTCCGTGGCCAGTGCGTTTCCGTTCGATGACCAATGTATGTCATAGCCGGATTAGATACGCAAGCGGAGATATTGAAAAAAATAGATGGGAAGGCCCATTTTGAGCCTAAGTCATTGAATTGACAGCGAAAGAAATTTTGAGGGGAGGGCCTAAATTGGGCTTTGGGCCGGCGAAAGGTGCGATACCAGGGCGAATTTTGTCACCAAAGGCCGGACCCTACCAAGGCGACAACGATGGCCGCACCGATCAAAGCCCATCCGGTCCACTTGGTTTGATCCCGTCCGGTTCGATCCCCTTCAGTCACCAAACGCCACCCGCCAAGGGCAAGCGCTAGGGCGACCATGAGGGCGACGACAAGGAACGCGGCGAAGGGCAGAGAGGAAACCATGCGCGCACCCTTACGCGCGGAGCTAGAGACAGGCAAGGGTTTGGCGAGGGTGGGCTATAGGTGGACGTTAGGTGATAGGCAAACACACCGATTGGAAGCCATGGGAATGAACATTCGTTCCATCGGTGGAATAGACGTTCCCTCATGGTCCCCTCAGTCCACCTAACAGGCACCTATCGGATACCGGTTCTAGTTCCGCGCCTTGATTTCGTTGGATAATCCGCCATGGCGTGACAAAAGGCGTGACAATGGGGAAACCGAACGCGCCCCATGCGGTCGACGAGAGGGGTGGCACGGGGGGCTTTTGCGCGAGCCGATCATCCGATCCCTCGCTCAGAAATTTTTACCAAACATTCCGACCCCCTCAGGTGCCCCTTCAGCCGCCCCTTAAGGCCCCCGCTGGGTGTCCCTGGGGTGGAGGAGGTCTATGGGAGGACCCTTACTACCTGGGCCCCTTCAGCCAACCCCCGGTCACCCCTGAGGAGAACAGCAGGGGGACCTGGAGGTCAGCTTGGGGAAGGCTCTCAGGTGACACTTAAGGGGTACCTTAGGTTTCCCATCAGGTGTCACCTTAGGTATACCCTATAGGGGAACCATAGGGGACCTATCCTATTGGGCAACCTATTCCCCCGAGGGTGCCCGAAGGCTCCCCCAGGGGTTTGGCTTAGAAGAACCGAGGGGACGACTGTAAGGAGGCCCCGAGGGCATTCTCCATGAACCGAGCCAGCTCCTGGTCGAGGAGGTCCTGCTTGCGTTGGTCAGCAGCAGTGGTCTGGTTCCTGGCCATCCATTCAGTCCAGTAGTGGACAGCCCCAGCTACAGCATCGAGCCTGTCGTCATGGGACAGGGCTCCCCGTGCCTTGGTGATACGGGTCATCTGGTAGAAGAGACGCATACGGTTCTGATCCTCCAGGGGGTACCCGGTGGTGCTGTCGTAGTCCTTCTCGATGACCTCGGAGAGGACAACCAGGCGGTGCTGGTTCATGATCGGCTCCAGGGTGTCGATGATGCGGGCTTCCTTCTGGGCCTTCGACCATTCGGCGTCCTCAATGGTCACCGGGTAGACGAGCTGGGCCCGAGCCCTGAGGAGCTGGGCGAACATGCCGTCACCGAAGTTGGGCTCGACCAGGATCAGGTTGACGCCCTGTTCCTTGGCATCGATCAGGATGCGGTCCAGGACCTTCTGGTCATAGCCCTGGTCCCTGGAGGCACCCACGCGGGTCAGGTAGAGGGCCCCGTGGAGCATCTTGACGATGGCCCATGCGGTCTCGTCCTTGCCTCGGCCCGAGGGGTCGACGAACATGACCGAGCCCTCGAACGGGAGGAGGTCCCTGGAGACGTACATGGGGCGGTGGAAGCGGTCGCCGGGGAGGCCCACCATGGGGAGCTTCTCGATGGTCTGCTCCGGGGATGAGGCCCACGAGACCTCGCTGGGGCCCTTCCTGTGGTCGGCTTCCCAGACGATGAGGTCCGACAGCTTCAGGGGGTACTTGTCCTCGTCGGAAAGGCTGGTGTCGAGGTAGAACTGTAGGGCAAAGCCGGATCGTCCGTAGGACAGCTCACGCTCGTCCAGGTCAACCTCAGAGAACCGCTGGGGGTCCGTGGACTTGCCGACGACGTCTTCATTCTCGTCCAGCTCGCGGCCGATCAGGGGGGCCAGCTTCGAGCCGTACTTAGCCCTACGCTCCTCGTCGGGATAGCGCGCCGGCCAGATGCGGACCTGATAGCCGCGATCCGGCAGGAGGTTGTAGATCGACTGCTCGGTCTGCGGAGTGCCCAGGTAGATGATTCGGCCACCCGGCTTCAGAACCGCGTCGAACTCCTTGATCTGCTCGGAGAGCTTCTCGCGCTTGAGCGCCGTGTCGGAGTTGTTGGGGACTTCAATGTCATCCGCGATCAGCACGTCAGCGCGGCTGCCGGCGATCTGCGAGGTGATGCCCAGCGACTTCACAGACGGCGCGTGAGAGGCACGAGCGGGTCCGACGTCGAAGGACACCTTGGACATGCGCTGGTCGCCCGTGGGCCTCAGGTGGGCCAGCATGGGCATCTCGAAGATGAGACGCATGGTGAAGGTGGAGAAGTCGTCAGCGCGCTGCTTGGAGGCCGAGACGACGAGGATGTTGAGCTGTGGGTCGCAGTAGAGGAGCCAGCAGACGAAGGCCGAGGTGACCCAGGACTTCCCGACGCCACGGAACGCTTCGATGATCGAACGCTTCGGGCCGTGCTGGAGGAAGCGGGCAATGTCGTATTGGACCTTGGTCGGGTCCGGCAGGTTCAAGTGCTTCCAGACGACGTAGAGGAAGTTCCTGAAGTCCGCCCGTAGGGGATCGTGGGCCGTGGACATGGAGGTCCCCGACCGCAAAGCAGTCTTGGTCATAAATCCCTTAGGAATGGGGGCAGAGAGCGCCGTGGGAGAGCGTTGCGAGCTTGGGGCTACGGTTGGAGGTCAGTGACCTAGCGCCCTCCCACGGGCGTCTGTGTGCCCGTCAGAGCAGGCTCTTGCCGAGCCTTAGTGGGCGTAGTCGGAGCCGTGTTCCGAGCCGTCGAACGGGAGGTTCGCAGCGATGTCGTTCACGACTGGATTGGTGCCCGGTGCGGGGGCTGTGCCGGTGTCCTTGAGGAACTGGCGGATGACGTTCAGCGAGGCCGCGTCGGGCGTGAGCTGGACCACTTCGCCCTCCTTGTCGACGACCGTTCGGCCCTCGGTGAGGATGGTCTTGAGCTGGTCAGCGAAGGCGTCGAAGAGGCTCTCCAGCGACTTGCTATTCGTCTTCATGCCGGTCCTCCTTGTGGGTGGCCGACCAGACCTTCACGGCGATCTGCACGATCAACCATGCGGCACCGAGGATCGGCGTCCACTTGGCCGCGAGCATCGAGACGGTGTCCAGCGAGGGTAGCCACGCCGGGGACGTGACCGAGGCGGCAGCTACGACCGACGTGGTGCGGTCAGTGATGGTGTCGCCAACGATGGCGGCGATGTTCATAGTTCTGAAGCCCATGTCCACAGAGCATCGATCTGCTCCGGGGTGATTTGAAGTTGAACGCCAAGGGCGTCGATGAGGGGATGGGTGCGGTTGTATTGGGTGGCGTACTGCCACTCCACGAGCCCCGCAGGGTCCCCCGCCAGGAGCCCTTCGACGTCCCCTTCGGTGATCCCGATGGAGAGCAGGCCGAGGCGCAACTGGCGAGGCGAGAGTGCCGGGAAGTTGGCACGGAGTTCTTCGGAGGTCGGCGGGGTGAACTCAGCGATGGGCCCGTAGGTCCCCGCCAGGGCGTTCTCCCAGACCAACCTACCGTGGGCCGTATCGGCACCGTCGTGGGTCGTGAAGGGGAGCGCGCCGAGGGGTTCGAGTTCCCTGAAGAGGACGTCAGCGGTGAGCAGGGCGTGGCCAGCGTCGTTCCACCTGAGGTTCTCGACGGACACGACGGTGCGGTTGTGGAAGTCCTCAAGGACCTCCTGGGGGATGGTGTCGATCATGCGTATCTCGCGAAGAGGGTGGCGGTGTTGGCGGCGTTGATCACGCCCATGCAGACCCAGGAACCACCGGGCGCACTACCAGATGCGTTGTTGGTCGAGCTGTAGCGGAGGTCGCTTCCGGCCACCCCTTGACCAGTGCCAATGGAAGAAATTGTCGCCGGGCGAAGGAAGGCATAGGAGCCTACAGCACCCAGGGAATAGGTGGCGTGGGTGTTGTAGAGGTAGGTGGAGAGGTACCCGCCCCAGGCAGTGCCGTAGACGTTGCCGTTGGTGTGGAGGTACGACAGGCCGGAATAAACTAGACCGGTGGCCTTGATATCCCCGTCATTGTAGAGTTCTCCTCGACCGAGGAACGACCGGGAGTTCCCGTACCCGAGGATGCCGTAGTTGTACCCGTTCTGGGCGTAGCCGAGGACCGCTCCCCAGGCAGCCGAGTTGGCCTTGAAGGTGGCCGCGTAGTCGTCGGTCGGGCCGTCCTGGACTACAAACCTCCCGCCCACAAACGTGGCAGGACCGGAATTGAAGAACGCCCCTTTCCCATAGAAGGAATTGGCGTTGTTGTAGCCAAGGATGCCGTAGTAGTCCCCGCTCTGGGTGCTGCCGATAACAGCACCCCCCGAGGTTCCGGTAGGCTGTGCGGCAATCGTGTAGCCATTGGGACCCATGGCCTTGATGCTGAACGCTTCCGCGTCCGTCAGGATGGAGGCCCAAGCCCCCCAGGTCCCACTGTAGCGGCCCCGCATCCTGATCCGGTTGCCGGGGCTTGCATAAGCGAAGGCGATCTGGGTGATGTTGGTGCCGCCATACGTCAAGTCCAGGACGTGGTAGTAGGTGCTGTCCCCCGGCCCGTTGGGATTGGTGCCGAGGTAGATGTAGGGCTGCCAGCCGGTGGTCTCTAGGGTGTTGAAGTCGGCGGTGCTGGTAGTGGACATCGCCGGCAAGACCCCAGCGATCAGAGGGCCGGCAGGGCCGGTATCGCCTTTGTCGCCCTTCGGGCCTTGGATGCCTTGATCCCCTTTGTCACCCTTAGGTCCCTGAATGCCCTGCGACCCGGTGTCCCCTTTGGGTCCCTGGATGCCCTGTTCGCCCTGCGCTCCGGTCTTCCCAGGGGGGCCGTCAAAGCCCGCCCTGGAGTTGATGTCGGAGCCGGCGTCGAGAGAGCCAGCCTCAATCATGTCGGACATGGATTAGGCCACTCGCTGGACCAGCATGATGCTGTTCCGGGAACCACGGCTGCGCCACGTCCCGGCCTGAACAAGGGAGACCGTCTGGTTGTAGTCGGTGCCACCAGTGACGAGCATGTAGTGCCCGACCGGGTAGTTCTGCTCCAGCGAGTTCGAGCCGCCGTAGATGGCAACCGAGCCGGCCGGACCAGTGGCCCCGGTGTAGCCCATGGGACCCTGAGCGCCCTGCGGACCCTGAGGACCAGTGGGACCGAGCGGGCCAGTCGGACCCTGCGGACCAGCCGGACCCTGCGGACCCGTAGGACCAACCGGGCCGGTAGCGCCGGTCGCACCATTGGTACCCGGAGCGCCCTGATCGACAACCTTCGCCCAATAGGCGGTGTTGCTCGGTTGGATGCCCTGGGCGCTGGCTGCGGTCAGGATGTAGCTGGCACCGAGCCAGTAGACGACGTCCTTCTGGAGGTAAGCCTGGGTGCCGACGTACTGGCCACGCCAGACCATGCCAGGGGTGCCTGCGGGGCCCGTAGCGCCGGCAGGACCGGTGGGACCAACGACACCCTGGACACCCTGAGGACCGGCAGGACCGGTTTCACCCTTGGGGCCAATAGGGCCGGTCTCGCCGGTTACCCCCTGGGGGCCCTGAACGCCCTGCGGACCCTGACCGAAGGCGACACCCTCGGACCAGTCGCCGGCCGTGGCGCTGAGCTTCCAGTACATGAGCCCCTCGTCCAGCGAGAGGTAGGCGAAGCCCTGGGCAGCGTTGTCGTAGGCCGCACGGTCAACACCCGTGCCAAAGGCGTCCGGGTTGAACGACGGGCCGATGATGCCCTGCGGACCTTGCGGGCCGGCGAGGCCACGGGGACCCTGAGGACCCTCGGGGCCACGCGGACCAGTCGGGCCGGTCGGACCCTGGGGACCCACGATACCCTGCGGGCCCTGGTCGCCTGTCGGACCCTTGTCGCCCACAGGCCCACGCGGGCCGGACGGCATGTTGTCCTCGGTGTAGATCATGAACTGGCCGTCGCTATCGAAGCCCATGATCTTGTTGCGTCGATCTTCGATTGACGGGATGATCAGGTTAACGCGGCCGGCGTCACTCTCCGGGGCGATGATGGTGCTGGTGGCGACGTACTCGGCCACGTCGTCCGCCTCTTGGGCGATGAAGAGGGCCTGGAGGTTCGCCGTGTTGAGATCGACAGCGCGCAGCGAGGAGCCGTCAGCGATGGTCACCAGGGCGACATCGCGGGGCGTCTCTCGGCAAATCTTGATCTTGCCTTCGGTAAGCGCCGTGTTGAACCGGAGCTGGCCCGCGCCCATCCACTGGAAGTCGCCGTAGGGTTCTCCGTCCACGAAGACCTTGACGTGGTCTCTGGACAGGTAGGGGAAGTCGAAGGTCCAGTCCTTCGTGACGCCATCAGCGTCGTAGAAGACGATGGACTTGAGGGAAGATGCCATAGGCTCCTTTGGTGAAACAGAAAGGGCCCCGGAGGGGTTAGCTCCAGGGCCCGTGAAGGTTGGTTGTTAGGTCAGTGACCGAAGATGGACTGCTTCTTCTCCCGGTCGTATTCGCGGGGAGCGAACTCGGGGAGATTGGCGATCAGCGGGTTGAGACCCATGACCAGCGGGAGGACGTTGCCGAACGGAAGGACACGGGTGATTGACCGAGCCTCCTCCTGCGACCAGCCGTCCCCTCGGGACAGTCCAGCGCCGGCCTTGAGTGCCTGTAGGACGTCCTGGTAGCCGCCCGTCGTCGGGTTGCCCCAGAGGGCGTCGGAGACCTGTCCGGTGGTTCGGGTGTTGGAGAACCAGCCGTCGTTCCCGGTGACGTAGCGCCCGGTATCGAGCATCATCGGGAGGATCGACGAGTAGCCGGCACGGGAGAAGGCCGCCGCTCCGATCTCGCCCCAATTCAGATAGCGATCCTCGTAGTCCTGCTGATCGCCCCGACCAATTGCCTGTATCTTGCGCTGGACGATGTAGCCGGCTGCCGCCAACCCTGAGGTCAGGACGAGCTGCTTAACGGCCACCGCATCGCGCATGTGGAGGTTCTTGAGGGTCTGGTTGGTCCAGGCCCCGAGGGTGAACGTGCGGAACTGTAGGAACATCCTCGCGGCCGGCTTCGACATCCACTTGGCGAACTGACCGAAGTCGTTCTTCTGGATGATGATGTTGCTCAGCCGGTAGGCGGCGTTGAGGAAGGCCGTCCTGGCTTCCTTGTCCGACCACTTGTCGAAGTTGGCGCGGACCACCTTCTTGCCGCTGATCCAGTTGGGCTCGTAGGCGAAGTTGCCGGGTTCCTTGAACATCTTCAGGACGCGCTCGGTCATCTTCTCGTCGAGCCCCAGGTCGGCCAGTCGGTCGGCGCTGAAGCCCTTCGATCCCTGCGCCATGTTGGCGAACTTTTGGACGATGGACGCGGCGGTCCACCGCTGCTGCATGTTGGTGATCTGGGCCATACCGGACGCTTCCGCAACAACCCGCTGGCTCTTGTCCATGAAGCTCTCCACGCGGCTCCCGAGGGTCTTACTCTTGGGATCGTGGAGGTAGTGGCCCATCTCGTCGAAGCGATACGCCGGGTGGGCGCTGAAGCGATCCGTGCCGGCCGCCAGCCAGACCTCAAGGTCATCGGCGAGGCCGGACCTCAGGATGGTCTCTCCCTTCTGGGTGACGATGCGCCGTAGGGCCGGCGACTGCGTGAACGCAGCCTTGACCCCGAGGGTGGCAATCGGCATCCCGATCTCGGAAATCTGCGCGAAGCCGACCTGACCCATGAGGCGCAGGAAGTTGAACTTGCGGATGTTCCGGGCCCACCAGCCGAAGCGCGTAGCCTCGGCACCGTCATGGAGGGGTCTCCCCATGATGTGATTGTAGATCAGGTTGAGCCGGTCGATGTCATCTTGCTTGGCAGCCTCGGCGGCCTCGCGTGTCAGCTTACCCTCCTTGACCAGATCGCCATACTTCTGGACGACCTTATCGAGGTACTGCTGCCACTCGCCATCGGAAGTGAAGCCGTTGACGAGGACATCGTCGGTCACCGGGTCCTTGAACCTGTAGCGGGACAGAGCCCAGCGCCCAGACACGTTGCGCATGTAGCGCCGGTAGACGCTCGACACGTTGGTGTCCATGAGGTCGGTGAGGGTCAGAGGCTTGTCGCCACGGACGCCTTCCCTGGGCCTGTAGGGGCCGGATATGGAGGCGTTCTCGTCGAGCAGGACGCGCATCTTGTTGTGGCCTTCACGGCCGGCGTCAGCGGTCTTCTGGAACGTCCTCAGGATCGCCTGGGCGTCAGCTTCGGGCATCCCTCCGTTGTCCCTAAGGACCTTGACGAGTGCCTCGACGTTGTCCGAGCCGAGGACCCTGTGGGCCATGTCGTCGAGCCCGTGGGCCCGGTTGATGATGGCCTTGGTGAAGCCCTTGGCCACTCGCTGCACGAGAGCCTCTTCCCAATCGGCATGAGCCGACCGGAAGCCACGAGCGAACAGCTCCTCGACGGTGTCCTGGCCGAACTCTTGGATCGCCTTGACGATCTTGTCGGCGTCCCAATGGCGGGGGACATAGTTGTCGTTGGTTTTGATCCCCTCGGTGCCCTTGACGGCGCGGCCGAGAAGCCCCTCGTTGCGGAAGGGGTTCTGCTGATCCAGCAGCGCCTCCTTGAACAGGGGGGCGAGCTTGTCTCCCACCTTGACGACGGACGGCCGATAACGGTCGGCCCGATCTGCCCCGGTGTCGAGCATGTAGCGATAGACGCTGTCATCGAAAGCGACAGCAGCCTCTTCCCTGCGGTTCCAGGGGGTGCCCGTCTCCTTGATGTATTCCTTGAGCTGCGGCGTGTAGGTCCGCATGAAGCTCTGGTTCTTGCGCAGGAAATACAGCTCCTGCTCCTCGGTGACCGCAATCGAGTTGATCGCGCCACCCTTCTTGCCGACGCCGTCGCGGACGAGGCCAGCAGCCACCCGAGTGACCGGGTTGGGAGACGTCTGGACGGCATTGGAGATGTCGAAGCGGCCCTCGGAGAAGGCCGTCTTGTCGAAGTCATCGACCCCCAGCAGTTCCAGTGCGCCGTCGTTCAGGAAGGGCTCTTCGACCCTGACCTTAGCGGCACCAGTCGATCCCGCCTGGGTCACCCCAGCGAACTCGTCAGCGCCCCTCTGGGCAGCCTTCTGCAACCTTGCGCTCTCCGCAATGGTCG